CTTTATGCTTTATAGCGGTTTTGTAGCGACTGTAAAGCAACTTATCACTTATATCGAGAGTGCGAGACCATTCTGCAATAGTTTTGGTTTCTCCATTATGTTCGATGCGGACATTACACGAACGGTTACGTTGTTGTTCAGCATGAGTTGCCAACGGCAATTATCGGGGCAGTAAATCCCGTTGTTGTCAATTCGATCAATGGTAAGAGTGTCAGAGTAGCCGTGACTGAGTGCCCACTTTTCAAATTCAGGGAAGTTGTGTTTCCATTCGTCACAAACGATAACACCTTTGCCCCCGTAATGAGGATAACATGGTTCTTTGGGATTGTAGCAACGCTTTTTCATGCCACGCCAGATTGAATACAACCTATTGGTTCTTAACATATAAACACCTGCCTTTCGGTATTACGCCTTATAAAAATGTATGCCAATTGAGTTTCTACCCATTCTTTGCGCTTCTATTAGTGTTGTGCCGCTTCCCATAAACGGATCAAGAACCCAATCACCTTTTTTTTGTATATCGAGAAAGCAATTGAAAAGGAATTTGAGGAACAAAATTCCCATGATAATGACCGGAATGCGCTCCGGAGTTATCTCTTTTATCTATAATCCAGAGAGAATCTGTTTCAATCTCTGTATAATCATTCCAATTGCTCATATCAATATCGTTATATTTTGCCATAATCTACCTCTTTATTAAGCAATGTAAATACTCTAAAGTTGAATCAGCAGATATATTGCGGTTTTCATCCTTATCTGCCTTGAAACGTCGGTATTCTTTCGTGTAATAGCTGTATTCTCCATATATGCTCATTATTTCTTTTATGGAATCTAATGACATTAGACCTTCGTTGTTATAACTCAGGAAAATATATTTAAAGTCTGCGTGCTTAATTAAATCTTCAAATGTTTCTGCAACTGTTCTCTTGGAGCAAAACTTGCTTTTTTGATCATTGCCTTTGCGAAGACCCGTCATGCCTGTAAGTTCAGGATTATCATAGCGTGCTATAGTTTCAAGTACGTGATAATTCGAACAGTATTGCCGAGCATTATATGGTGGGTTTAAGTATAGAACATCACCGGATATCTCTCGGACTAATTCATTAATATCCATATTGTATACTTTGCCCTTCTGACCATCAATTACAGGCAATGGTTCCAGCATCAATTCTTTTTGGGCGGATTTTTTTATATGTTTCAAGAAAGCACCATAAACAGAAGCTGTATTTGCGTACTTGTCAATCGAATTGATTAAACTGGCTAAGAGCCAGACATATTCAGCTTCAGATATTTGTTTGCTTTCATATAATTCTTGCAACTTGATGCGTATAGCATCGCATTTTTTTCCATTGCTATTTGTGAAATAATTTCTTCCGCATCCGGAACCTTCACAATAGTTTTTATAGACAAATCCTTCGACACCATCTAATGAATTTAGTTCCTTCAATAACGAATTGTCGATTGGGGGGCAGTTTTCTATATAGTGCTTTGTCAGGATATAGCTATAGTATTGTATGTCATTAGCAATCACTGTCCATCCGCGTTCTTTGTATGTTGAGCCGACAACACCTGTCCCCGCAAACAAATCGCCAAAAATCAGACCACTACCATCAACGTAGCCAGTAACTTGGGTGATAGTCTCCTGTAAAAAATCAAGTAGTGAAAACTTTGATCCAATGTAATTCATTAAGATTCTCCTTCGACGTTTTCTTGCTTTTCCTTCGCTTTTTTTAAACAAGGCAGTCATTTAACTTATCATAATATATTTCGAGTCGTGTCTTGCCTTTTTCAGCCTGCATGTTTTCAAGGATGCTCTTTGGCATACGCACACGCATATCTTGCTGAATCACATAAGTATGCGGAAACCGTTAAGGCGATACGGCTTATCGGGAGCGACCCTATCCGCTAAGTCAATTATACATCATTTTGACATAAAATCGCGCAGTTTATGTAAATAAAAAACAAAGGAGATTTAACACATGAGTTTGACATCAAATGAACTAAGTCCAGCTGATATTGCGGCTGTATGTGGAAACAACAGAGGTAGTGACGGCTTCGGTTGGGGCGGTGACGGTATCTGGTTCTTAATCCTCTTCCTTGCTCTTATCGGTAATGGCGGTTGGGGCAACAATGGCGGGTTTGACGGAAGAGGGGGCTTGACGGTCCCCTCTTCTTTTGGTAATATCCTATTGCCCAATAATTGATTTATAACCCCCGATTACTTCCCTCCACGGATGAACCTGCGGGGGTTATAATTTTGCCCTCATATTGACATTGTGAATTTCAGTGTTGACAGAAAAACAATGTAAATGTACAATAATGGTAGTTCATAGATTGGAGGGAGGCAAATGGCAATTTATCCATGTAGAGGCTGTAAGTATTTCAAGGAATGCGGCGATAATATGCGAACCGTACCTTGTAATGGTAGAGAAACAAAAGGAAGGAGGCGAGCAGATGCAGTTTCACGAAAGAGTCAGAAAGCACCTCAAGGACAACGGCATTAGTCAGCGTTGGTTGGCTAATAAGACGGGACTCAATCCGCAGACATTATGGCGTTGGGTACAGGGACAGCGAAAGATGCCCGTAGAGGCAGCAATCAAGATCAGCAAGGCACTTAATTTGCCTATCATCGAAGAGGAGGACAACTAATGAAACTTGAGTTCAGAGAGTTAAGGGCAGACGAGATTGACTGCCGAGTAGGGATGTGTAGACCGAACGGGTGCACACTGTTGCTTTACAAGGACGCCAGGTGCGATATGAATATCCTTGACGAAAGCGTAGGTGCTATGAATTGGCAGAGAAAGCACACAAGAGATAATGCTAACTGTATTGTTTCCATTTGGGACGATGATAAGAAGCAGTGGATTGAGAAAGAGGATACAGGAACAGAGAGCAATACTGAGGCTGAAAAGGGACTTGCGTCTGACAGTTTCAAGAGAGCTTGCTTCAACTGGGGTATCGGTAGAGAACTGTACACAGCCCCGTTCATTTGGATACCGTCAGACAAGTACGAGAAGAACGACAAAAATCAGCCTAAGGTTGGGTTCATTGTAACGGAAATGACGGTCAAGGACAGAAAGATCATTTATCTGTCTATTGCCAATGCAAGAACTAAGGAAGTAGTCTACACATACGGAACTAAGCCTGAGGCAAAACCTGAGAAAGCACCTGTTAAGAAAGCCCCCGCAAAGAAAACTATCGCGGAGACAGCACCTACAAAACCTACGGCTGACATTCCTGAAATGTCTAAGGACGAGGCAAGGCAGATGCTTATTGACTACTGTTCTGCCAACGGTGTAAATATTCGTGAAGTAGGGCACATGTGCAACCTGAATAAGAATAGCACGGCAGACGACTTTGTGGACGCTTTGGCACTTGCTCAGGGCATGGCAACAGGTAGCATTAACAAGGAGGCAAACGCATAATGCAAGACACTGTAAGTGTAGATCGTAACCGATACATCGGAGGCTCAGATATCCCTGCGATTATGAATATCAGCCCCTTTAAGAAGAGATTTGATTTGCTCATGGAAAAGGCAGGACTGAGAGAAAGTGACTTTAAGGGCAATGCCTATACGGAATTCGGGAACACCCTTGAGCCTAAGATCAGAGAGTATATCAACCGTGAGTACAAGAAGAACTTTGTCGAGGGGAAGCACTTTCACCCACTGTATATTAACGGTGTAGAGTGCGAGGATATCTCTTGTAGATGCCACACGGACGGAGAAACAAGAAGCACGATACTTGAGATTAAGACAACAAGCATTGAGGACTTTGCTTGTCCTGTATCTTCCTATCCTGATTATTTGGTTCAGTTGCTTTACTATATGCACATGAACGGCAGAAAGAATGGAATGCTTGCTATCTATGACCGCCCTGACGATATGGACACTGAGTTTGACGAAAACAGGCTCATTGTTTACAAGATCAAGTTAGAGGACTATACAGACAAGGTTAATGAGATAGTGGCAGCCGTAGAAAAGTTCCTTATTGATTTGGAACAGGTCAAGGCTAATCCCTCACTTGCGGAAGAGGACTTATTACCCGTAGCGGTACAGGATATCTCAAACAAGATGCTGAGGCTTGAAGAACAGCTTTTCTTATTCAAAGAGGTAGAGAAAGCCTACGAGAGCGAGAAAGCGAAGTTGTTACAGGCAATGCGTGATAACGGTATCCGCTCATGGAAAACGAAAAGCGGTATCAGTATAACAGCAGTCCCTGCCGTAGAACCGAGGATTGACTATAAGACAGTTTTCAATACTGAGGCGTTCAAGGCAAAACACCCGAAGTTGTACAAGAAATTTACGGAAGATGAAGAAGTAAGGATCAACGGCAAGAAAGCATATCTTACAATAAGACACCCAAAGGAGAAATGATATGAATTGTGTAGTAATGACAGGAAGAGTAGTACAGGATTTGACCCTTAAGAAAACGGCTAACAGTCAGTATTGCCGTTTCCGCATAGCGGTAGACAGGAGGCTTAAGAGGAACGAGAGTGATTATTTCACTTGCATAATATGGGGCAAGGGTGCTGAGGCATTAGTCAATCACTCTTATAAGGGGGCGAAGGTATCTATTAGCGGTAGCCTTGCAACAAGCGAATATACCGATAATAACGGTAACAAGAGGATTGATTACGAGATCGTTGTACAGGACTTTGATATCCTTGACTTTAAGA